AAACGATAAAAATAAAAAAGAATCTTTTGGTAAAATGTATTTAAGGGGTGTTAGACCAGATAGGACTAAGCCAGACTGGGAGCACAACCATAAGCCAAAACTTACTCTTCACGAGCCAGATACAAATTTATAGTTTAATCCAAAACGGGTATATTAAATAAAATAATGCTATAATAGGTCTAAGTCTATTTATAGGAGGCAATACCATGGCTACTACTTACAAGGTTCTGGCACAAGTCAGTCCTTCAGCAACTACAGCAACTACGCTTTATACAGTACCGTCCACTACCTCAACGGTAGTATCGACAATCACTGTAGCAAACCTTGCTGGATCTGCTGCAACTTATCGAATTTCTGTTCGTCCTGGTGCAGAAACACAGGCTAACAAGCACTACATTGCATATGATGTAACTGTAGGTGCAAACGATACAACTACTCTAACACTTGGTTTAACATTAGCAACAACAGATGTTATTACCGTTTACGCTTCAACCAATACATTAGCATTTAACGTATACGGCAGCGAAATAGCCTAGTTTTAGGAGGGTAGTCGAAGTGTCAACCAAAAGACTATCGGATAAAACTAGTCTAGTTAATAGTTTTAGAATGGGTATGGGGGCGTCTAGTGCTGCCATACCTGATACCCCGACAATTGGCACCGCTACTAAAACAGGAGCAACAACCGCAACTGTTGAATATACCGCCGCAGTTTTAGGTGCTAATGCTTCTTCATTTACAGCAACTTCTAACCCAGGATCTGTTACTGGAACTGGTTCTTCACCTATTACAATTTCAGGATTAACAGGATCAACAAATTATACATTTACAGTAACTGCCACAAATTCTAATGGAACATCAGCAGCAAGTTCTGCAAGTAATCAAATTACTACAGATGCAGATACAATTACAGTTGAGTATTTAGTAATTGCTGGCGGCGGCGGAGGTTCTCGTGCAGGAGGCGGAGCAGGCGGAATTTCATATAATTCTAATAAATCACTTATGCCATCAACTAACTATACAGTTACAGTTGGTGCAGGAGGCTCTCCTGGCGGAGGTGGTGCATTAGGTGGTACATCTACTGCTGGTCAGGACAGCGTTTTTGATACAACTACATCTTTTGGTGGTGGTCGTGGAGGAAATTCTGGTCAAGCAGGTGGTAATGGTGGCTCAGGCGGAGGAGGTGGCGCTGATAATGCTGCAGTTCGTAGTGGCGGTAGTTCAACTCAAACAAATAATGGTGGAGCAACTGGATATGGAAATGCTGGCGGAAATGGAGTGACCTATTACCAAGATGGTGGTGGTGGAGGCGCAGGAGCCGCTGGTGGTCCTGGTATTACTGGAGTAGGCTCTGGTTATGGCGGTAATGGTTTAAACACTTGGTCATCTTGGGCATCTGCTACAAGTTCTGGAGTAAGTGGTTATTATGCAGGTGGTGGAACTGGTCGTGCACAAAGTGGTACACAAAGTACTACTGGAGGTTTGGGTGGAGGCGGTGTTGATCGACAAGGTTCTCCCGCTAGTGATCCAAACGAGCCAGGAGGAGGATTTAACGGTGGTCCAGGAGTTGCCAATACAGGTAGTGGTGGAGGAAATGCTCAATACTGGACTATGGGTGGACCAGGTGGTTCTGGTATTGTAATTATTAAATATCCAACCTCAAAAACAATTACAATAGGTGCAGGATTAACTGGAACAAGTTATACAAGTGGTGGATATAAATATACAAAAATTACAGCGGGTACTGGAAACGTAAGTTTTGCATAATGTCAGTTAAAAGATTCTCAGACGACTCAAGTATAAAAAATACTTATAGATTAAGTAGAGGTGCAACTAGTGCTGCTATTCCCAATACCCCGACAATTGGCACTGCAACTCAAACTGGTAGTACAACTGCTACCGTTGAATTTACTGCTGCAACACTTGGTGCAAATGCTACATCTTTTACAGCAACTTCAACACCATCTGGCGGATCTGGAACCAGTGCAACATCTCCAATTACAGTAACAGGATTGACTGCTACAACAAACTATACTTTTACAGTAACCGCTACAAACGCAAATGGAACATCGCCAGCAAGTTCTGCAAGTAATCAGATTACAACCAGTAATCCTTCTATTGATTTTAATATTGACTATCTTATTATTGCTGGAGGTGGAGGAGGCGGATTTTTGGGTGGAGGAGGCGGTGGAGCAGGAGGTTACAGAACAAGTACTGGACTTACTATTGGAACTAACAATCAATATGTAGTTACAGTTGGATCTGGTGGCGCAGGCTCTACTGGTGGAAACGCTCTTGGTGCAAATGGATCAAACTCTGTATTTAGTACAATTACTTCAGCAGGTGGGGGTGGCGGTACAGGAAATCCTGGTGGTTCACCTAATAATGGTTCTGCTGGTGGTTCAGGCGGTGGCGGTACTTATTTTGGAACTGGTGGTGCTGGAAATACTCCCTCTACTAGTCCATCACAGGGAAATAATGGTGGAAATGGAACACAAAATAGTAATGGTTCAGGCGGTGGTGGCGGTGCTGGCGCTGTTGGTGCAAATGCTGGTTCAAGTACTGGCGGTAATGGTGGTAATGGATTAGCATCTAGTATTACTGGCACATCGGTAACTCGTGCTGGTGGAGGTGGAGGCGCTACTGCAGGAAATGGAGTTGGAACTGGTGGAACTGGTGGTGGTGGAAATGCTGGTGGAGTTAATGGTGCATCTGCTGCTGGTAATGGAACTGTAAATACTGGTAGTGGTGGTGGTGGTTCATCTTCTAATAATGCACAAACTGTTATTTCAACAGCAGGTTCAGGTGGTTCAGGTGTTGTTATTCTTAGATATCCAAATACAAGGACAATAACATTAGGAGCAGGATTAACTGGCTCAACATCTACAGTAAGTACAGATAAAGTAACCACTATAACGGCGGGTACTGGAAACGTAAGTTTTGCATAAACCATTAAACAAATAATGGTAGAATATACTATAACGAAAGGAAGTACAAAATGGCACATTATGCATTTTTAGATGAGAACAACATTGTTACCGAAGTTATCACGGGTATCGATGAAACAGAATTAATTGAAGGATTAGATCCTGAAACATGGTACGGTAACTTTAGAAGTCAAACCTGCAAACGTACTAGTTATAATAACAACATAAGAAAACAATACGCAGGTATTGGTTATACTTATAATGCAGAGGAAGATGTTTTTATCTCCCCGCAACCTTTTGCATCTTGGTCACTAGATGCTAACTTTGATTGGCAAGCACCAACTCCAATGCCTGTAGAAGAAGGTAAATTCTATACTTGGTCAGAAGATGACTTGAATTGGATTGAAATACCAGTAGAGTAAGGTTTTGCATTAAAAAAATGGTATAATACAAGATATACCTATTGAAAGGCAGTACAATTGGCAATTAAAAGAACCTCAAGTAATAGCCTTGTCAATGCTACAAAAATGAGTACTGGTTTTTCATCTGCTGCTATTCCAAATGCCCCCACTATCGGTACGGCTACCTTATCTGGTTTTGGAGCAACTGTTACATATACAGCAGCAACTTTAGGTGCTACCGCTACATCATTTACTGCTACTTCAAATCCTGGATCTGTAACAGGAACTGGTTCTTCACCTATTACAGTTACTGGCTTAAGTCCAGGCACTGCATATACATTTACAGTAAAAGCAAGTAATGCTAATGGTGACTCTGCTAACTCTTCTGCAAGTAATCAAATTACAACAGACGTAGTTGCAACTCTTAGTGGTGGTACTAGAACTTCTGATTCAACTTATTATTATAGAACATTTACAAGCAACAGTAATTTAGTTGTTGCTAATGCGCCACTAACAGCAGATATTATGGTTATTGCTGGCGCAGGCGGCGCAGGTGGTGGTCACGGTGGCGGCGGCGGAGCAGGTGGTTTTCGTGTTTTAACTGGACAAACATTGGCTACAGGAACTTATACATTAACTATTGGCGGCGGTGGTACAGGTGGATTTTCTGACGGAGTAGGTTCAAGTGGTAGTGCTACTTCATTTGCAAAGAGTGGATTTACTACAATATCTGCATCTGGTGGAGGCGTTGCTTCTGGTCGTGGTGGAGGTGCTGCATCTGGAGGTTCAGGTGGAGGATGTAACTTTGGTGGGGCACAAACATCAGGTAATACTGGTGGATACACTCCAGTAGAAGGTTACGGTTGTGGTACATCTACATTTGGTGCTGGCGCAGGCGGCGGCGGTGCTGCTGGTGTTAGCGGTAATACAGTTAATTATAATGGTAGCGCTGGCGGTTCTGCTACATCTGCTTATTCTTCTTGGGCTTCTGTAACTTCAACTGGTGTGGGCGGTGCTTATGCTGGTGGAGGTGGTGGAGCAGGATGGAGTTCATCTGGAGGCTCCCATGCTTCAGGCGGAGGAGGCGGTGCTGGTGACGGCTCTCACAACTCAATTAATCACGGTGTAGCAAACACAGGATCTGGCGGCGGCGGTCGAATGGAAACTCCTGCTAACACTTGCGGTAATGGTGGTTCTGGTCTTATTATTGTTCGCTACGAGAAAACACAAGGAGAATAATTATGGCACATTGGGCTAAAATAGATGAAAACAATATTGTAACTCAAGTCACAGTAGGAGATAACAATTCTCCTGATGAGGGTTATCAATGGTTAATAGATAATCTTGGCGGTACTTGGATTAAAACATCATTTAATAATAATATCCGTAAAAATTATGCTGGGGTTGGATTTACTTATGATGAGGAAAGGGATGCTTTTATTCCACCAAAACCATTTCCATCTTGGACACTAAATGAGGTATACTGTAATTGGGAACCTCCCGTGTCTAAACCTATTAACTCAGATCGTATTTATATATGGAATGAAGAAACTGGTTCTTGGATTGAGGCTTCAGTTTAAGTAATAAATATTGCTAGGGGGCATTGTATGAAATTAAAGAAAAACATAATAAATTTTTATCCTATATCAGACGATATATCAAGTTGGTCAACACCACCTCAAACAAGTGTTTCTTCAAACATACCAGAGTGGTTTAAAAAAACTCCCATGTACAGAAATGGAGATACTAAGTTTATATATGAAGGTGATCACAATTTAAGCGTAAGACAATGTATTCCGTTATTAGAAACCTTTACCGCTGGATATGTAATGGTTACACCTTGTGACATTCAGGTAAGAAAAATAAATGGTGATTATAGATATACTTGGGGTCCAACTTTACCAACTGCACCAATAGTTCCTCGTCCATCTAATGAGGGAAAAATAATGCCAGATGTAGATGGATATGAGCCACTACAATTTAATTGGTTTCCACATTGGTCTGTTCAAACAGCACCTGGATATAGTTGTCAATTTATACACCCTATTAATAGATTTGATTTACCATTTTATACTCTTGGTGGAATTATAGATACTGATAAATGGGGCGAGGCTGGTAACCAGCCATTTTTATTAAAGAAAAATTTTGAAGGTATAATTCCCAAAGGAACTCCTTTTCTTCAAATTATTCCATTTAAAAGAGAGGACTATGAATCAAAAATAACTGATGACAAAGATGGTCTTCACATAAAAAATATTAGAAAAAGAGATTTAATTTTAAAAGGATGGTACAAGAAAAATGCTTGGACTAACAAAACATACAGGTAAAAATAGTTAATTAATAAAGGATACCCCCAAGGATTACCAAGGGGGTATTGTTTATAATTTTTAGGACTTACAAGGATACTTGCTGTACCATTCTTGGTACCGTGGTCCGTTCACAGAACTCCATGCTGACCAATCTTTACCACCCTTAGTCATGTGAAATGTTATTTGTGAATTAGTAACTGGGTTAAATAATTCAACGTTAGAGTCAAGATCGAATTTTTCTCTACGATCAGGACCCAGTTTTCCTATCATGTTTATTTGAAATACTCCATAAGAACTATCTCCAGTTTCTGAGTTGCCATTAAAAGCAAAAGGTCTTCCATTAGATTCAGCCTTTGCAATTGCACATGCTGTTCTTAATTTATCACCTTTAAACCCTATAGCCTTCAATAGGTCAACTAACTGGCTATCAGTTAATTTATGAGCATTTTCATATTTTTTTAATATACTCTCCTTAGAAACCAGAAAAGCCCCTGTAGGGGCTGGAACGGCTTCAACGGAGGGTTTAGTCAATAAATTATTATCTAAAGCATTAGCAGAATTGCTAAAAGGCGCAACCAAACCAACGATAGATAGTAACCCCAACCAAACCTTCTTTTCAATGTTTCTCATTAGTGTTACCTCCTTAGAAACAAAAACTACCTTTCGGTAGTGTATTAATTATAACATGATTTAGGGATTAAAGTCAACTTTATCAATATACCCGCACATTTATTAAAAATATTATAGTATGAAGTGGTATAATAATAAGATTATGGCTACTGGTGCAACCGCAAACTACGATCTTCCTTATCCACTATTTAGTGATCCTGTAAACATTCATGGAGATTTTCAAGATTTGGCAGAACAGATTGAACTTATATTACCTAGTCTTGTAAATCATACTATAGAGGTTAGAAATGTAAGTGGTGCAAGTATTGCAAAAGCAACCCCAGTTTATATAACTGGTTTTTCAACAAAACCAACAATTGGAAAATGTGATTCTGATGATCTTACTACATTCCCAGTTTTAGGATTAACAGATTCAGCAATTGGAAATAACACAGATGGTGTTGTTACTATTTCTGGAGTAATACTTAACGCAAACACAAATTCATTTACTGCTGGTAATGTTCTTTATGTAGCAGATGGTGGAGGATTAACAGCAACACAACCAGCAACTGGTTCTGGAGCAGTAGCAATAGTCGGAAAGGCTAATGCAACAACTGGAATACTAGTTGTAGGTCAACCAAAAGGCAACGGTAGTTGGGGATCATTGAAAGCAGGATTATCATAATGGCAACACTTAGATCTTCACAACAAGATTCTTATTCAATTGGCTCTGCACCACCTACAGTTAATTGGACAATTGTAAAAGGAGACAGTGCAGGATTTAGAGTATACGTAACAGATGACAATAAAGATCCACTTGATATTTCCGAATGGACAATTGAAATGGAAATTAAAAGACCAACAGTTGCAGGAAATTTAAATGATGCAAATCCAGCGGGAGTGTTAA